AAAAAATAAATTTTTTTACAATATATTGTATTTTTTTGTTGACTTTTAAATTTGGTTGTGATTTTAATGAGAATTATGAATAATGGTCAGATTGTTTGGCGATCAGAAAAACGTCGAATCTCGGAATTGCGGCCGGCAGAGTATAATCCGCGGGAGCTTACGGAGAAGCAATTTAAGGATTTACGCATGTCTTTGGATCGGTTTTCTCTGGCTGATCCAATCGTAATAAATCAAGACAATACAATTATTGGTGGGCATCAACGGATTAATATTCTGAAGCTTTTCGGAGAGGATGAGGTGGATGTTCGCGTTCCATCGCGGCCGCTTAGTAAAGATGAAGAGCAGGAGCTTAATCTTCGTTTAAATAAAAATTTGGGCCAATGGGATTTTGATAAGCTGGCGAATTTTGATGAAGAACTGTTAAAGAAAATTGGCTTTGATAGTCAGGAGCTAGATAGGATATTCCAACTTTCAATAGATAAACAAGAAGAAAAATTGAATACTAAAACTTTTATATGCGATGAATGTGGAGAAGAATTCGGTTTTTGCGAAAGTATAACAAAATTTCGATTAGAAAGGAATAAACATTTTTTTTGTTCTAAAGAATGCTATTTAAAATATCATTCTCAAGAGGTGGGAATTCTTTACAGGACAAAAGGTTATAAAAGTTGATAATAAAAATCCCATAAAAAATGAGAACAAATTATGAGATATCGTAGACTAAGAGTTCGGACTGTTATTGGACAGATAAGAAATAGGGGCCAGCAGCTGGAAGCAGCGGTCCGTAAGGCCGGATTGAGTTTGAGCCATTGGTATTATTTGGAGCGGAAGCATCCGCGTCTTCGGTTATTGCGGGAGAAGGCTCAGATTTATTGTGAGCAGATGCGAGTGGCGACTGTCGTGGATTCGTTGTTTAATCAGGCCGTTAATGGCAATGTTCAGGCGGCTTTGGCTTATTTGAAGAATAAGGCTGGATGGAAAGACAAGGTTGAGTATTCGGGCCGGGTGGGTGGCAGCGGCTCGCAATTCGTGATTATTCGGGAGGTTAAGGTTGGAGATTCGGGTGAGAAAGGGCGACTTCCAGGATCGGTTTCTATCATCAGAGAAGAAATTTCCGGCTCTGATCGCGGGGATCGGGACAGGAAAGACGATGTTGATGCTGGCTAAGGTCATGCAGTATTGTGACCGCTGGCCAGAGACAACAGCATTGATTGTGCGTAAGGAATTTACCGATTTAAAGGATTCAACCATACGGGATTTCCAGAAGTATTATGAGGTCACTGTGGGTTCGGATAAGGATTTTGTGTTGGCGAATGGTTCGAAGATAATGTTTCGGCATGCCGGCGAGATTGAGGTTTTAAAGAATATTAACTTGGGTTGTGCGGCCATTGAGCAGGCAGAGGAGTTTTCGGATGAGACGCAGTTTATGTTCATTCGCGATCGTTTAAGGCAGCAGAACGGGGCAGATTTGCGGCCGCTGATCATTATTGCTAATGCCTGCGGCCATAATTGGATTTGGAAGATGTGGATTAATAACCCGCAGTCAGCGGAATATGATGCTATTACGGCTAATACTTTTGAGAATATGCATAATCTTCCGGATGATTTCGTTGCGGATTTGCGGCGGATGGAGAAGGAAGCTCCGCATCATTATGCTCAGTATATTATGAATTCGTTTGAGGAGACAGAAGAGGACGATTTCCTGTTTAAGTTGGAAGAGTTGGAGTCGGCCCGGAAATGCGAGTTCTCGGTGCGGGAAGGTTATGGCCTACGGCTGGCCGGGTTTGATGTGGCTCGTTATGGTCAGGATAAATGTGCTTGTGTGTGTATTCAGCAGATGGGTGCGTTAGTTTGGCAGGTATGTCATGTTGAGCAGTGGGAGAAGAAGGATTTGGATTATACGACTGGCAGGATATTATCGACGGCCTTCGAGTTGCGATCGGAAGAGAATATCATTGATGAGGATGGCATTGGTGCGGGGCCTTTGGATGTGATAAATAAGGGCCGGGGCTATCAGTATACCGGTTTTCGCAATCGGCCGCTTTCGTATCAGGAGAATCAATTCTTTGGGAATCCTCGCACTGAGAATGCGTTTAAACTTAAAGAGATGATTGTTAAAGGGCATTTGAGCATGCCTTATCAGGAGCTGATTGAGCAGCTGTTGACATTGAAGTTTAAGTTTATGGATGATGGCCGCCGGGTGTTAGTTTCGAAAGAAAAAATGCGGCTGGATGGTTTGAAGTCGCCGGATTTGGCGGATGCTTTGATTATGGCTGTTAGTTTGATTGGGCCGAAGAAGATGGAGCAGGATCGCCAGTATTTCAGGCAGCCGGTGTATTCGAAAGAAGAGAGTTTGTTTAAGGTGGGAGGGATAAGATAATGGGATTTTGGACTTCTGTAGCTTTGGTGGCAATGGCTATTGGTTCAACTGTAGCACAGATAACTCAGGCATCGCGTAATAAACCGCAGGCTCCGGAGCCTCCGAAGTTGCCGGCGATTCCTACGATTGAGGAGACGACTGCGGCTGCCGAGGCGAAGACCGCTTTGGCAGTAAAAGAAAAACGCCGGGCCATGGCACGATCGCGGACAATATTTACCTCGCCGTTGGGGATCGCGGGTGAGGCTGAGACCGCGAGGAAGACGTTGTTAGGACAATGACGATTGAGGGATATACGGAAGAACGCAGACAGGATGTGATTGATTTGGTGCGGGAGTTTTATAATGAATCATTGAAGGAGTATGGACAGACGTTAAGTTTACCGGCATTGTTGGAATCAATTGAGCGGATGAAGAGCCACGCATTTTTATTGATTAAAAATAATAAATGCGTAGGATTATTGGCTGGCCTTACTGTCTGCCCGCCGTATGGTTCAGAGAAGATTTATCATGAAGTGATTTGGTTTGTGTCAAAGGCATATCGTCGCTATGGCATATGGATGTTTAATCAGGCCCGGCGGGTGCTTAAGGCGGAGGGTTATTCGCATATTGTGATGACTGTGATGTATAATTCGAAGACGGAGAAGATTAAAAAATTTTATGATCGGTTGGGTTTTAGGCCGATCGAGACGCATTTTTTAAAGGAGCTATAATGGCATACGATAAAAATAAATCAAAGGCTCAGGATAAGATTGATAAATACCAGGAGCTGGTAGGCGGCCGGCGGAACTTTGAGAGTTATTGGCAGACGCTTCATGATTATTATTACGTTGAGAGTCAGGATGTGAATCGGTCGTATGCTCCGGGAACTGAGTTGAATGCGGATTATCTTTATGATTCAACTACGCTTGAGGCCGCGGATATCCTGGCTTCGGGATTTATGAATTATCTTACGCCGCCGACATCGAAATGGTTTAGGCTGAGGGCCAAGAATCCGCAGTTGTCAGAGGATAAAGAGGTTTCGGATTTCTTAGAGGATGTGACGGATGAGATTTATCATACGCTTAATAAAGGCAATTTTTATGATCAGGCATTTCCGAGTTATAAAGCATCGGGAGTTTATGGGACATCGATATTGATGGAGGAGGAAGATGTTGAGGAGAATGCGAGGTTTTTAAATCTTCCGATTAAGCAGGTATGTATTTTGGAGGATACAAAAGGCCGGGTGATTGAGTATTATATTGAGTTTGAGTATACGGCTTATCAGGCGATGACGCGGTGGGGAAAAGAAAAGTTATCGAAGGAGTTGCAGGAGGAGTTGGAGCGTAGAACCGAGACAAAACATAAGTTCTTATTGGTTATTGGCCAGCGGTATGATCGCGATACTTCGAAAAGCGATCGGCTTAATATGCCAATTGAGGCGGTATGGATTGATGTTAAGGCACGCACAACGATGGATGAGGGCGGCTATAATGAGATGCCGGCGATGACGCATCGTTTTGATAAGCGGCCGTTTATCCCTTGGGGATTTTCTCCGGCTATGAAGGCATTGCCGTTTTCTCGGTTGTTGAATGCGGTGGCGAAGACTAATCTGCGGATGATGATGAAGCATACTGATCCGCCGATTGCGGTGCCGGATAATGCATTTTTAATGCCGTTTAATGCTAATCCGCGGGCAGTTAATTATTATAATAAAAAGGTTATGTCGAGCGGTGCGGATATGTTTGCTTTTGGGAATTATGGGGAGCCGAAGGTGGGAGTGTATGCGTTGGAGTATTATTCGGCTAAGGTTAAGAGCTTGATGTATAATGATGTCTTTTTAGCTTTTGAAGGATTAACTAAACAGATGAATAATCCTGAGGTGATGGAGAGAATTAATGAGAAGATGACATTGTTAGGCCCGGCTGTGGGAAGATATACTGGTGAGATATTAAATCCAGTTATCATCCGGACAATTGGAATTTTGTTCCGCAGAGGAGTCTTGCCGCCTATCCCTGATGCTTTAATCGAAGATCCGCAGTATGAGATTGATTATGTATCGCAGCTTGCTCAAGCCCAAAAACGCTCCCAGCTTAATTCATTAGTGACGGCTCTTACTATGGCCGGGCAGATGGCTCAGTTCGCTCCGGAGGTATTGGATAAGATTCATCCGGATAAGACGATTGATGAGGTCTGGACTATTACCGGTGCTCCGGTGCGTGTTTTACGCGATGATGATGAGATTCTTAAAATCCGCGAAGGAAGGGCGGCTCAGGCTGCTAAAGTTCAGCAGATGGAGATGATTGGGGCCGGGGCTTCGATTGCTGAGACAGCATCGAAGGCTGATGCTAATATGGCGGCCGCAGAGAAAGAGGTTAAAGAATGAAAATACTTACCGATATAAAATATGTTAAAGAGTTGCAGAGCAATCTACGTTCTGTGTTTGAAGGGCCGGCTGGTCGCGAGGTTATGGCCTTTTTAGAGGCAGCCGTGGGATATGACCAGTCAGTTTTTGATCCTTCAAGTCCGGACTTAACACTTATAAATGATGGGAAGAGGCAGGTAGTGGCAACGATTAAGACGTTGCTTAAACTTACGCCGGAGCAGATTGTTGCGATGGCAAAACAGAAGGAGGAGTAATGGCTGATAATCAAGACCAGCAAAATGCTGATAATCAAGACCAGCAAAATAATGCAGGGGGAGAGGCAACAAAGTCGTGGAAAAGTAATTTAGGAGCGGATTTACAGAAGAGTCCGCTGTTGCAGAAGTTTGAGGATACGCCGGAAGGTTTAACTAAAGCATTTGAGAGTCATATTAGTCTGGAGAAGCTTTTGGGCCATGAGAAGGTTCCGATTCCTAAGAGTTTGGATGATGTGGAAGGATGGAATAGATTCTCTAAAGCCATGGGGATTCCGGATAAGGCTGAGGCTTATGGCCTGCCGGATATAGAGCTTCCTGGCGAGATGAAGAATATGACTTTTGATAAAAAAACATTCGCGGAGGTTGTGCATGCTCATAAGCTTACGCCGGATCAGGCGAAAGGACTTTGGAAGGCATATACGGATATGGCGAAGACGGCTTATGATAAGTTCGCGAAAGAGCATCAGGCAACATTGCAGCAGGTGGTTAATAAGCTGCGGGGGGAATGGGGCGATACATATGATTCGAATATTCAGTTGGGCCAGATGGTAATTAATAAATTCTCGGCGGATAAAGAGACAGAGGATTATCTTACGGCTACACTCACGAAGGATCCGCGGGGAGTAAAGTTTTTGGCGAAGATCGGGAATGAATTTGCAGAGAATAAGATTGGTTCATTTTCGATACAGAGATTTTCGCTTACAGCCGAGCAGGCTCAGGCGGAGATAGATGGGATTTTACGTGATCCGAAACATCCTTACAATAATGATAAGGCAACGCAGGCTGAGAGGAATCGAGCAATTGATTAC